AACTGAAACACCCACATTTGACTTAGATTACAGTCAGAGTTGCACTGATAAAGGTGAACCCACTATTAGTGGTAACTCTGTATTTTTTGGATCAGGAGATCAATGTCAAGCAGGTAGAGTAGTATCTACGCAAAGTTATGCTAATATTACTGAATTTAGAGCCACTGTGGATTTGAGCAATCTGACAAATGATTATGTAAATGCGTCTGTATACTTTATACAAAATCCAAACGATCCACAAACACAGCCTAAAGCAACCGCAGATCATACTGGATCATATTGTGACGCTGGTACAGGTGCCGATTCGCATCCTGAACGAAATTGCAGAGAAATTGATCTTATGGAAACAAACGGCAACAAGTTGTTTCAAACAACATTGCATTTAGGCAATGGTGGAAGTTCAGCTCCTGAGCGTTTTGAATATGCATATGCAGCGCCTGCGTTAACTGATTCTAACTTTAATGCTGCAAATATGAAGAATAGTCCTACAGTAGGATTACATGATATTACTAGTATTGATATGTCTAAGCCATTTGATATTATTGCAACTTTTACATATGATATACCTAGAATGGTTATGACCTATGAACAAGGTTCTATTAGTATCGTAGTATATGATACCGGTGATGGCTATGGCGCTAATGGCAGTCAAACACCTGATCTGTCTGATTTAGTTACTACTATGCAAAACGGTTACTGGATTGAGATTTCGTTTTGGCAAGGGTACAGTCCAGAAGGCCCTGGTAATAGTCCATGGTGGAATGGTTCTGATGGCTGGGGTGCATTGTGTAATAACACTGGCTCATACTGGAACATACGCAATATCCAAGTAACAACACTATAAATACAAGTATCACACTTAACCGGAGATTTAAATGAAAAAACAACTTATGATTTTATTTTTAATATTTTTTAGCGTAACTGCACAAGCCGCTAGATACGAAGTATGTACAGGACAATTTGCGTTCTGCGGAGCTTCAGGTGCTACCCCGACAGGAAAAACTATTACAGTAAATACACCTACTGGTACGGCTGAGTTTAATGAAGCTGTAGCTCAATGTCCAGTAATGACCGGATCTGCTGTTGCAGATGTACTCGGTGGTAATATGCAGGGTTCATGCGAACCTTTAGAATCAGGACATGTATGGTCTTTGTTTGCCCCGCTCGGTCAAGTTCCCATGGCCCCTACTTGGAGTGTACAAACAGCTACTCCAAGATTATACATTAGTAGCAAAGAAGCAAATAGCAGTAATATGTTTTCAATGGATTGTGTTTTAGGTAAAGTAATCAATGGAGTTCAGATTGCCGATTGTTATGGTCCTATCAATGAAAATCTTAGAGGCGGGTCTATTCCTGACGGTACTACTATGTTAACTGAAGCTCCTCTCGATGTGACATTCCCGGTATCTGGCCCGTTGCCTTAAGGATATCATAATGCAAAAAGCAATTATATGGAGTAAGTCAAACTGTAGTTATTGCGATCAAGCAAAGCAGTTACTAACCATGAAGGGAATAGTATTTGAAGAAAGAAAGATAGGTGCTGAATGGACTAAAGAACAACTGTTAGAAGCAGTTCCTACAGCAAGAGCAGTCCCACAGATTTTTCTAGACGATCAATATGTGGGCGGATTTACTGAACTAAGACAAAAACTTAACAACTAAGGAAATTTATGAATATTAAAGAAAATGAGATTTTTTCAATCAAGTTAAACTCAGGAGAAGAATTGATTACTAGAGTTAAAAAAGTAACACCTGAATATCTGATCATTTCAGAGCCAGTATCGGTAGCACCCGGGCCTCAGGGTATGGGATTAGTACCTAGTGTGTTTACTGCAAATCCAAGCGGAGAATTTACGCTAAATAGAAATAGCATTGCAATTATATGCGAAACAGAATATAATATTAAAACCAAATATTCAGAAGCAGTTTCTGGAATAAAAGTACCAGAAAAGAAAATTTTAGTAGGATAAGGATTACGTTATGAAACCGATTTGCAAAATGGGTGATATAAATACAGGTTTAGGAAAAGTTATAGCAACCTCTAGAACAGTGTATGTTAATTTTTTACCAGTAGCACTCATGGGTAATATGCTTACACCTCATATTAAGGGGCCCAGACATGCTGTATCAAAAATAATTACCGGTAGTCCAACAGTATTTGTTGAAGGTAGACCTGTAGCAAGATTAGGCTCAATATCTTCTTGTGGTCACAAAATGATTACTGGTAGCCCTAACGTACTTACATCATGAGTTTAACAGGAAAACAAAGTCCGTTAGGGGTAAATCTTCAGGGTGCTATACTGAACAATCAGGGCATGGGCATAAACTCTGTTGTTACCAATGTAGCAGGAATTTCTAAAACAAATAATGATTATGTTTTTGGGAATTTAGTACAAGACACTGTACTAAGATTACACACTTGGGGGATTAATGATGCTTATGTGCGAAATTTGGTTAGTAGAACATCATCAACTGATACTTATGATAACCTAATAAACGTAGGAGCAAACTCTATTCCTTCGTTAGCCAACACTAAACCACCAACATATGAAGTAGAAGACCCTTCAGGCACTTGGACTACTCTAGCAGAAAACTATGGAGCACAAAAAGGAGTAGCACCTTCTTTGCCTGGGCCCGCTAACAGTGGATATGCATTAACCGGCAACACTGGTCAAGGACAACAAGCATCATGGTTACCGTATACTGGTGTAGCCGCTACCAATCCAAATACATCTATAACACAATGGGGTCACGTTAGATTATATACACTACAAGCATGGAATGAATTTAATTGGAATGGCGGAGTAGTTAATCAAACTACTCCTGAATATAAAGAATTTTTAACTTCTTTTCTAAGTGCTCAAGCGTTTATGGAAAGTACTAACAAAAGTATATATGCTATGCACAACTCTAAAACTTTCTTAGAGGGAGTATATAGCAATATGAACGACCTTATCACGGCTGAAATCGCAGGAGTTAGTTTAGCTACAAAAGACTTTGGAGCAGACTTAGTTAATTTAGGAAAAGCTATAGACCTAAACACAATAGATGCTTTTGGATTACCATCAAATTTATTGCAAGTTTTATGTAACAACAGCGCACTTAATGAAGAATTAGTATATGCTTTGCTATCAGTAGGATTGTCAAGCACTGAAATAAACAATATAGCATTCGGGGAAGTAGATACGATATCATTAAGAACTCAACAATTAATATACGGCAGTTTTTTATTGATAACTGATGAGCCGTTGAGAGATGTATTAGCATTACTACAGTGCGTCACACCAGGAATTCAAACTTTAGCTGATTTACTAAGCGTTAAAAAATTGTTTCCGAATAGCTATGAAACATTAACTGTTCCCGTTTATAATATTAGCCCCGGACCTACTAATAGTAAAACTTATTATTTGTTATACGCAAATCAAGGTTTAAATGCACAATTAACTTCTCCTGCTATCATAGAACAAATAGGAACGCAGCTTCCGTTAAGTATCGCTATAATCAATGAAACTTTAGTTGAAGGTACTAACTATACAGCACCTTCGGAAGGTTTCGGTTCGTACTTATATAATATTATACCCCAAGCAGATGCAGTAGCAGCAGGTGCGTTCGCATACTCAATGCAACAAATAAGAAATATCCGATTTTGTGATTTTCAAACCTTTGCCCAGGCGGTTAGATCGTTAGAAATTGACACTGGTTTACAGCAAGTGAATGGTACTAACAAACCCACAGATGAAACTTTAGCAGATGCAGGGTTATTACGAACAGCTTTAGGAAGTGGAGTACACGGTACTTACACTATGTCTGACTTTTTTGGGTGCATGACGGGACTTCCTTATCCCGGGTCTCTAGTAAGAAACAGAATTGATCAATTACAAACTACTAAACTACAAAACATTTACCGAGAAAACTTTTTAGCTATAACATGGGAAGGTGCTCAAGTAACTGTTCAGTATTCTACATCAGTAGTTGAGGATCCACCTGGCATATTCACAACTTACTACACTGTTACTGGAGTTACTCTTACCGGAGACGGTGGCGGCTATGGAAGAGGTAGTGCACCTGCTCCTGCTATAACTATTTCAGGCGGATCAGGAGCAACGGCTGTGTGTACTATCGGCACTAACGATAGTGACGCAGGCTCTAACGGTACAGGAACATTTGGTCGTGTTACATCAATAACATTAACATCCGCAGGTTCTTCTTCAGTAACTATACCTACTATTACGATTGAATATCCACCTACTGCTACGTTAGCAGTACAAGCAAACGGAAGTGTGGCAACCGGTGGAACTAACACTGCCTCAGGCACGACAGGTTGGCCGTCGCCTATGAACGGTGTGGTACAAGCGTATATTGATCAAGCAAATACTGAAATAGAAGCGATACAAGCATCTAATCCCATAGAAAGTAGAATTCTCAACACGTACTGGAACATCTGCGGTGATCAACTGGCTAGAGAGCAACGTGCTAGATATATAGCAATCCCGCCGGTAGAAGTAATAGAGCCTGATTCAAGCAGCGTAGTACGCAAAGATTAC